TCAATTGAGACTGCGTTAAAGCGTTACAGTGTAGCGTCAATGAGCGCCGGAAAGAAAACACCAATTCAAGAACGTCCGCTAGATTTCCCACAGTTATCTAATTGTGAAGTTACATATTACGAAGTTGCATTAAACTATCCTACTACACCACAGGTATTAGAGGAATACATTCCAATGTGTTGCGGTATTGACAGAGCTAATGTAATTGTACGTAATGTAAACGACCCAATTGACAGCTATCAAGAAACAGGCGATGGTAGTCCATATGTATCTAAACTAGAAACATTAGAAATGGAACAAGCCGATCCAAAGGCACAAAATACTGTTGGTACAAACAGAGTAATGGATTTACTCAAAGAACTAGAAACTGCAAGAAAGGAACAAGAATATGATCCTATTGCAGAAGTAAAATCAGGAAATCAAAAAGATATTAGTGATAAAGAAAATTCAGTGTCACCGATAGGGAGCAAATAATATGGATATGAAAAAAATCTTACAAAATATGGACGCGGCAGCCGTCGGCAACAAACCTTTCAAAGGTGACGAAAATTATAACGATATGAAAAAGATCTTAGAAGGGTTGAACAAAGTAAATCAACAACCAACTAAGCAAGTTATTAATGAATCAGCATCAATGAATATTAGCATGACAGCAGATGACGCAAGTCAAGTTGGTGAACTAATGGCATTAATGCGTAATGCAGGTATGAATCCGCAACCAGTAGGAAATGCATTTATAGATAATCCAAACATCCCAGGACGTGACGATGTACCAGGAGACCAAGATCTAAAAGCAGGAGCACTTGGCTCTGCTGTAGGAGCAGGCTTAGGTGCAATGGCAGGCGGACCAATTGGCGCGGCAGTAGGCGGCGGCATTGGTTCAGCACTAACAAGCGATGATCATGACGATCCAAATATTCCAGGAAAAGATGATGTACCGGGTGACCAAGATCTACAAGCAGGAATGGGTGGATCATTAGCAGGCGGATTATTAGGCGGAGCGGCTGGACAAGTAGCAGGCGCACCAGCAAGTGCCGCATTAGGTGCCGCAGGAACAGCATTAGGAACAGCAGTTGGCGGACCAGTTGGCGGAGCAATTGGTGGCGCGGCAGGCAGAGCAATTCCAGCACTAGCAGGCTCAGTGGTTGGTTCAAAAATTGGTGACAAACTAACAGGCGAAGATTACGAAAACGAGCCAGACGAAGATTATAGACCAGCTTCAGATATGGTTAGAGGCGGTAACGATATTAATAAGTCTAAAAAATCATATCCACCAGTAGCAGGCGGAGATAATCCAATGGCAATAAAAGATAAAATTAAAGAAGAGTTATCAGCACTTTACAAACAATTTCAAAATAAGTAATAATAAACTCTACTACTACTAACTCAATACCCGCTTCGGCGGGTATTTTTTTGGTTAAATAGTATTATGGCATCATCATTAGACGGCGTCTTAATTAAGAAGGCGAATAAAAAAGAAACATTCACTGACACACAGATTGAAGATCTTGCAAAGTGTATGGATCCAACAAACGGTTATATGCACTTTGCTAAAAAGTTTGCATTCATTCAGCACCCCGTAAAAGGAAAACTGTTGTTTGCACCGTTTGACTATCAAGAACGTCTACTAAAAAGTTATCATGATTTTCGATTTAATATTAACATGTTGCCTAGACAAACGGGCAAAACAACGTGTGCCGCAGTATATCTAGCATGGTATGCAATGTTCCACCCAGATCAAACAATACTAATTGCCGCACACAAGTATACAGGTGCACAAGAAATTATGCAACGTATTCGATATGTTTATGAATGCTGTCCGGATTATATTAGAGCAGGTGTTACAAGTTATAACAAAGGTAGCATTGAGTTTGAAAATGGAAGTAGAATTGTTAGTGCAACAACAACTGAAAATACTGGCCGTGGTATGAGTATCTCGTTGCTATATTGTGATGAGTTTGCATTTGTTGGTCCTAATATTGCTACTGAGTTTTGGACTGCTATTTCACCTACACTAGCAACAGGTGGTCGCGCTATTATTACAAGTACACCAAACAGTGATGAAGATACATTTGCAATGATTTGGAAAGAGTCACAAAATAAATTTGATGAATACGGCAATGAACAAGAATTAGGTGTAAACGGCTTCCATGGATTTACATGTAATTGGGACGAACATCCTGATCGTGATGACGAATGGAAAAAACAAGAAATTGGACGTATTGGTGAAGAACGTTTCCGTCGTGAGTATGGATGTGAGTTCTTAGTATATGATGAAACATTAATTAATGCTATCAAATTAGCTGGAATGGAAGGGACTCCTCCATTAATGAATATGGGTCAAACTAGATGGTATTCAAAACCAACAGCAGATCAAAATTATGCCGTTGCACTTGATCCAGCAATGGGTACCGGCGGAGATTATGCCGCAATACAAGTTTTTGAATTACCTAGTTACAGACAAATTGCAGAGTGGAGGCATAATGAAACTGCTATTCCTGCACAAATTAGAATTTTAAAAGATATCTGTCAGCATATTAAAGATAGTTGTAACACATCTGGTACTAATATATATTGGAGCGTTGAAAACAATAGTATTGGCGAAGCCGCACTTATTGTTATTAATGACTTTGGTGAAGAAAATATACCTGGATTATTTGTAAGTGAACCTATTCGCAAAGGACATGTTCGCAAGTTCCGTAAAGGATTTAATACTACACACGGCACTAAAATTACAGCATGTAGCAGACTAAAAACTATGATTGAAAACGATAAAATGAAGATTAATAGTTCTGCACTAATTACAGAACTTAAAGGATTTGTTGCTACAGGTACTAGTTTTAAAGCAAAAACAGGCGCCACAGATGACTTAATAAGTGCTACATTATTAGCTATTAGAATGATGGCAGTATTAAAAGATTGGGATCCGAGAATATATAACACATTTAACCAATCTGATACAGATTATGAAGATTACGAGCCGCCGATGCCGATCTTCGTTACAGGCGGTTTAGGATAAATATTAATATGAAAAACCTTGATACAGTTGCAGAAGAATTATTTAATAAGATTAGGGGTAGATTTCCTAGTGTAACAGTGGGCGATGAAAGTGCCACTATTACTAATCAGCCTAATACAGGTAGATTTTTTGAATTTACTTTTGCAAGCGGTAAAAAAGTAAATATATCATTGAATGAAAAAGATTTAACTATTATGTATAGTAAAAATCTTTTTGGCGAAGATGAGAATGTTTTAAAAGATAAATGGTTTGATTTTTTAAAAGAGTTAAGACAATTTGCAAAGAAGAGAATGCTTAATTTTGATACAAGAGATATTAATAAATCAAACTTAGATAAACGAGATTATGAATACCTTAGCACGGAGAAACAAATGAGCGAATCAAAGATGTATGGTACTAGTAGAACTAGTTACCAAGACGTAGGAACAGCAAGAATGGTAGTAAAACATGCTGGCCCAGTTAACCACGAAAATGCCGCAGGACGTACACAAAACGTACATAGCATTTATATCGAAAGTGACGGCGGAGAGAGATTTAAATATCCTTATCGTCATCTAAACGGTGCAAGAGCAATGACAAGACACGTTGCGGAAGGCGGAACACCTTACGATGACTTTGGTAAACATATTACAGGACTTTCTGAAGAACTAGTAAACCTACGTAAATTTAAAACATACATGAATCGCTCAAGTGTAATGGCAGAAGGCTTACTAGGGTATATGGATATAGTTAATGAAAGACTTAATACAGTTAAAAAGACTGTTGAAATGCTTCAAAGAGAAAACTTCTATAAAGAAAGTGTTAGTACTTTTAAAACAGCCGTGCTAGAAGATGTTCCAGAAGATGTTTCAAATACTTGGATTGATGAATTAACTATTAAACAGTTTAACGAAGAATTAAAAGGTGTATTTCCTTATATCTATAAACTAGTAAGTGAAGCAAACAAAGTTGAAGAAATTGGTCCAGATGAACTATTAGGCGAAAGAGACGACCTTGCTAATCAAGTTGCAAGAGAATTGTTTGACCAAGGTGTGCGTTATAATAGCGTCGAAGACGAAGACAAAATTCATGATATGATGATTGACATGGGCTATGGTAAGTACATGAACGACAGAAATTTTGAAGGTGAAGTTTTTGACGATCTAGCAGGCATGGGCGGCGAGGATGATGACGACGGACAACCTAGTTCATATGACGAGTATCAAGATCTACATGGCGGTGATGATTGGGATCACGGACAATACGATATGGAAAGTGCATACGAGGCACATTTAGAGTCAATTATTAGTAATGCGAAACACGAGAAGGATCCTACTATGGAAAAAACAAAACAATTTGAAATGTTTAAAGAACAAATGGCAATTTCGTCAATTGTTGGTTTAAAAGAATTTAATTTTAATAATAAAACAATTACAGTTAACATGGATAGTAAATTGGCAGAACAAGTACTTGCTGAAAATCCACTAAGATGGATTGCACAAGGCGCGGCAAAACTTTTACCATCCGTTGGTGCAGGCGCAAGACAAGGACTAGATGACATTGCTCGCGCGGCAACGTCCGGAGCAAGCAAAGCGGCCCAAGGTGCAAGAACAGCGGCTCAGGCAGCGGCACCAGCAGTGGGCCAAGCGGCAAGAACTACTGGACAAGCAATCGGTAAAGGCGCGGCAGCAACAGCTGGAGCAGTTGGTAGAAACGTAGTACAGCCTGCGGCTAAGGCAGCTGGCACTGTTGGAGCAATTGGCGGCGGAGCATACTTAGCAGGCGATCAATTAATGGGCGCGGCAGGTGATGCTATTGCGGCAGCTGGTGATAAAATTGTAACATCAGCAGGTGACTTAACAGCGGCTCTAGGAGATCAACTAGCAGGAATGGTTCCAAATATTGGCGAAATTGGTGCAATGGCAGCAAAATATGCCCTCCCAGTAGGACTAGTAATTGCGGCAATTTTTGGCGGTTCTAAATTATTAGGGTACTTGTTTGGCGGCAAAGACGAAAAAGAAGGTATCGAAGACAAGATGAACAAGAGAAGCGAAACGAACAACGATGTTCCGCTTGAAGAGTTTGTTAAAAGTATGTATGATTATACTCGCAATAGTTTTCCAAAAGGTGAAACAGCAGTATTAACACAAGTTCAAAAACAGTATGGTGATCATGCTGTAGATGAAGCTCAATCAGTAATGTCACAATTAGTGAGCGGGCAAGACGAAGAAATGGCTCGTATTCAGCATCTAGCAGGCGTACGATAAATTTTTTCAAAAAAGTCAAAATAATACTTGACTTTATATAAGTAAGACTGTATAGTAGTAACTGTGCTATACAAAAAAAGGCACAAAGAGTAGCAATAATGTTACTCTTGCACATAGGCATTAACATTTAGGAGGCATTAACTATGGCATCATTAGCAGAAATCCGAGCAAAGCTCAAAGAACAAGAAGCCGGCACAGGCAACAACCGCTCATCAGGTGGCGACAACGCAATTTACCCATTTTGGAATATCAAAGAAGGCGAGAGCGCAACGTTCCGTTTCCTTCCAGATGGCGACGATACAAACACTTTCTTCTGGAAAGAACGTTTGATGATCAAACTTCCTTTTGCAGGTGTAAAAGGTCAGACTGATTCGCGTCCTGTGCAAGTACAAATTCCATGTATGGAAATGTATGGCGAAACTTGTGAAATTCTAAACGAAGTTCGAGGTTGGTTTAAGGATCCTAGTCTAGAAGACATGGGTCGTAAATATTGGAAAAAACGTTCATACGTATTCCAAGGTTTTGTAACTGACAATCCTTTGTCAGAGGATACAACTCCAGAAAATCCAATCCGTAGATTTATCATTGGACCACAAATTTTCCAAACTATTAAAGCGGCACTTATGGATCCAGACATGGAAGAATTACCAACAGATTACACTGCTGGTGTAGACTTCCGTCTTAATAAGACATCTAAAGGCGGCTATGCTGACTATGGCACATCAAATTGGGCTCGTAGAGAGCGTCCATTAGGTGATGCTGAAATGAATGCAATCAATACACATGGATTGTTTAATTTGTCAGACTTCCTTCCAAAGAAACCAGGTGAAGTTGAAATTAAAGTGATGAAAGAAATGTTTGAAGCGTCAGTAGACGGTGAAGCATTTGACATGGATCGTTGGGGTCAATACTTCCGTCCAGCAGGTATGGCACAGCGTACAGGTGATCCAAACACTCCTGCGGCAAGTACTCCGGCTCCAGTAGCATCTCAGGCAGCACCTACTCCAACAGCAGAAGCAACTCCAGCACCAGTAGCTGAAGTAGCGCCTGCAACAGAGGAAGCACCTAAGACTGAAAACAAGGCAGAAGATATTCTGTCAATGATTAGAGCACGTCAATCGCAATAAGATAACAACACCCCTAGGCTTGCTATATAGGCAGCCTGGGGGCACTTTCTAACTTTAATATAGGAGAAACAATGGCTAAATCATTTGATGTTAGTAAGTTCCGCAAGGACTTGACTAAAAGTATCTCAGGCATGAGTGCTGGATTTAACGATCCTACTGATTGGATTTCAACAGGATCATATGCATTAAACTATCTTATCTCAGGAGACTTTCATAAAGGTGTTCCGCTTGGTAAGGTAACTGTGTTTGCAGGTGAATCAGGAGCAGGTAAATCTTACTTTTGCTCAGGTAACATTGTAAAACACGCACAAGATCAAGGCATCTTTGTAGTACTAATTGACTCAGAGAACGCACTTGATGAAGCATGGCTACAGGCTCTCGAAGTTGACACAAGTGAAGAAAAACTTCTTAAACTTAATATGTCAATGATTGACGATGTAGCAAAAACCATTTCAACATTTATTACAGACTACAAAGCAATGGCGGAAGAAGACCGTCCTAAAGTATTGTTTGTAATTGACTCACTAGGTATGTTGCTAACGCCTACAGATGTTGATCAGTTTAACAAAGGTGATATGAAAGGTGATATGGGTCGTAAGCCTAAAGCACTAACATCACTTGTACGTAATACTGTTAACATGATTGGCTCGTTGAACGTTGGACTAGTGTGTACTAATCACACATATGCATCGCAAGATATGTTTGACCCAGATGACAAGATTTCAGGTGGTTCAGGCTTTATCTATGCAAGTTCGATTGTAGTTGCAATGAAGAAGTTGAAACTTAAAGAAGACGAAGACGGCAACAAGATCTCAGATGTTATGGGTATCCGTGCTGGTTGTAAAGTAATGAAGACACGCTATGCAAAACCGTTCGAAGGTGTGCAGGTTAAGATTCCTTATGAAACTGGTATGAATCCTTATAGCGGTCTTATTGAATTATTTGAGAAAAAAGGCTTGTTAGAAAAGCAAGGCAATCGACTCAAGTATGTTGACTTAGCCGGCAATGAACATCTTGATTATCGTAAGGCATGGATGTCTCCTGAGAAGATGGATTTAATTATGTCGGAATATAACGAGAAAATGACTCCTGTGGTAAATACCCAAGATGACATCGTTGATGACGATGTTGAAATTGAAATTACAGAACAGGAGTAATATATGGACAGTGGTTTAATCGTTGACATTTGGAATACGTTTAAAGAAGCAGTTGATAAAAAACAGATCGAAACTGTAGCCGAAAGATTTGTAGATGTATGTGCAGATTACGGTGCAGACGATACACATTTTAGAGACTCAATGGGAGCATGTGATATCTTAGATAGTGCAATCTCTTACTACTTAGATGAAGAACCAGATGATTATGATGTCGAAGATGACGGCTGGGATGAATGATTATGGGATGGTACAGCGAAGTTAGCCGTAACATTAATAAGATTCCAGATGCGATTGCATACTTTGAAACTGAATTAGTGAAAGCTAGGCATGAGTGTAAGTTATCAGGCAATGTAGAACGAGCCGCGGCGGAAATGCCTGGCATTGTTGAGCATCGGTTTAATCAACTTCAAGAAATTGAAGCAATCCTTAATTACCTAAATATTGAGCTACGCAGATTGCGTAGCTCATATTTTAAAAAATATCTTGAAAATTATCAGCGAGCTCTATCTAGTCGTGACGTTGAAAAATACGTTGACGGTGAAACAGACGTAGTTGACTATGAAAAGATTATTAACGAGTTTGCACTTATGCGGAACAAATGGTTAGGTGTGTTAAAAGCACTTGATCAAAAACAATGGCAAATTACCAATGTCGTTAAACTAAGAGTTGCGGGCATGGAAGATGCATCAATATAAGTTTCAGGTACCTAAAAATTCAAAAGAAGTAAGAGGACAACTTTTTACGTATTTGTACAGAATGTGCGATACAATAACAATAGAATCTCCTCAAGAAATACAAGAAGATCGATTTCTTGCATTTAGTCATCCTTTTGATGATTGGGTATTTGATGCTATTCGAGCTAATCCTAAATTAAATTTCTTTCATATTGATAATGGTTATATTGGCAATCATAGACACAAGACTCCGTTCTATTATCGAATCAGTTACAACTCATTACAAAATACAAAGCCTTGTCCTGTACCGCATAGTCGGCGCGAATTTTTAGAATTTGACGATAACTTATGGCAAGACTGGAATCCAATTGGAGAATATAATCTTTTAGTAATGCCCAACAATAGTAATATTTTTAAATACTTGGGACAGGATTATGATACCTGGAGACGAGATACTATACAGTATTATGAGAGTCAACCAACTAAATTAGTTATTAGAGAAAAAGAAGGTAAGCGTAGACAAAGATTTAAAGAAGTTTTGCCGTTGATGTCTAATGCAAAACAAGTAATCACATACCATAGTATGGCGGCAGTTGAAGCACTATGTTTAGGAAAGCCAATAAAAATACTAGGTCAAAGTGCTGTAGAACACTGGCAAGGACAAACTAATTTTGATCGTTCAGAAATGCTTGAACATATTGCATGGAGTCAATTTTCAAGAAATGAATTTGCAAGCGGAACTGCATGGAAATGCACATTTAAATATCAGGTAAAATAATATGTATGTAGAAATTGATGGATGGAGAAGTATTGAAGGTGACATTTGTTTAAAGTCTGCTAAAAAGCAAGGCGCAGGTAACATTAATAACTATCAAAACTTAGAACTTGCAACAGCAATGAGCTCGTGTGCAAAATGGCGAGTTGCCGTTGATGTAGGAGCTCATGTAGGTATTACAGCATATCAAATGGCAAAAAGTTTTGAACACGTTCATGCATTTGAAATTAATCCTCAGATTTACAACTGTATGAAACATAATCTTGCTGTTAGAAAAGTTGATAATGTTACAACATATCCTGTTGGTTTAGGAGCAATAGAAGAAACTGTTGAAATTAACACGACAAATAAAAGTTTCAGTACACACGTTCGTCCAAACAGTACAGGTTCAATTCCTGTAAAACCTTTAGATTTTTTTAATCTGCGAGATGTAGATTTTATTAAAATTGATGCTGAGGGATATGAACCGTTTGTAGCAATGGGCGGAATAAAAACCATTGAACGTTGTAGGCCTATAATCTTATATGAATGTAAAGACCACCCAACACGTTATGGGTATCATGCTAATAGTATTAGAGAAATTTTAAGTCCATTAGGATATAGAATGATTAGAAAAATAGGCCGCGGCGAAAAAAATGCAGTAATAGGTTATCGACCCGGAATGGCACCAGATGTTTGAGTTACCGAGATTATATGGAAGTTTAACGCCAGCAAGTGAAAGCTGTGTTGTATTCTTTAGTTGTGATTACGATTATTTTGATCGACACGGATTTGCATTACAACAAAGTATTAATAGAACACTAGGTTGGATGCACGTACACTGTCATATTATAAATGAAGGAAACATGAATAAACTTGTGTTAGATGATTTACAATCCAAATATAAGTTTACGTATACATGGGAAGATGTCGATAATAAATTTTACACTAATCTAAAAAAGAATCATAAGCGCATGAAAGACGGCATTGATATTTTTAAGACTTCTGATTTAGATTATATTGCAAGAAGAACTTATCTTGCAAGTGTTAGATTTATGAGATTAGATGAATTATTTCCTAATAAAACTCAACACGTTTTTCAAATTGACTGCGATAGTATTTTAAGAAACGGATTTCATCAATCAGCATTTATGAATCTTGCTTGTCACGTTGGCATTATGCCTAAACCAAAAGATACAAATGTGTTTATTGCAAGTGCGTTAACATTAGGAATCAATGACGACGGACAACTTTTTAGAAAATTGTTTAGCGATAACATGAAACAAGGGTTTGATGACGGATGTTATTGGTTTATTGATCAAGATATTCTCAGGCAGACTATCTCGCAATGGAATAACGAATTAAACAAACCTTATCATAGTATTCCATATAAGTGGAATGCTTGGGGTCTAAAAAAAGATGATATCTTTTCAACAGGTAAAGGCGGCAAGAAAAATGACAAACGTTATAAAGCGGCTCAACTACGTTGGTTACCAAATCATTGGAAAGTTAAAATTGAACAAGAATTACGAGAGTTAAATTATGGCAGTAAATGATGGATTTGTCATTTACTTGCCATCATATCCTATTAGTGTCAAGATGGCAAATAGGGCGATACAAACAGGTAGAGAACATGGATGGAATATTAGTCTCTACGAAGGTGTATTAGGTACTACTAATACACTCGAACAAAATAATCTATATCCAATCGAGCATAAGAAAGCAAAAAGACTATTAGCTCGTCCTGGCACACAAGGATGCTTTTTAAGCCAATATAATTTATGGAAAAAGTGTGTTAACATTAATACACCTATTTGTATTTTTGAGCACGATGTTGTATTTAAAAAGCCAATGGGAGAATATGAAGATTGTGATGTATATAAATTTGAAGGCTTTAACAAGGCAAAACCTATACCAGCAGGTAACTGGTTTGAAGGTGCTAGAGCATATCGCATTACGCCTACTGGGGCAAAAAAGATACTAGACTGGGTGCATACTAATGGAGTCATGCCAGCAGACTGGATGTTATGCGACGGTATTGTGGATATGCGCTTTGATAAGTATAGTAAAGTCACATATGAAACAAACGTAAGTTTTACAAAGGATCTATCATGAAGCGTATGATTTATCAGGTAGCAGTTGGTGCCCAAAGCAAACTATACTTGCATTGTATTGAAAGTGTAAGACAGTATTGTGCAAAATACAATATTGATCATGTAGTTCAAACACAACCTATTTTAAAAATTAGACCAGATATTGAACGGACCGGGCGCAGTAAAGAAGCTGTTGAACGCCTCGGGTATCTACCAATTTTTGAAAAAGAAAATGCATTTTCGCATCTATACAAATATGACCAAGTTGCAATTGTAGACAGCGACATTTATATCAGACCAACAGCACCAAATATTTTCGAAGAGCTAACAAGTGAATATGCCTTTGGCGCGGTTGCAGAACGTGAACTACCGTGTGCAAAAAAATACAAATCAAAAATTAAAAAATACAGCAAGTCTGCATTTGAACCATGTACAGATGTAGACTGGAAATGGAACGAACTAGGTGCTGAATTCTATAATATGGGATTAATGGTAATTAATTGTCAAAAGTTTCTTCCATATCTAAAAGATCAAACACCAAAGGAATTTTTAAGTAGACCCGAGTTTAAAGACTTTGTCGATGGAGTTGGCTATCGTAAATGGTCCACGGATCAAATGTTACTAAACTGGTGGGTTAAAAAAGAAAAAATTCCTACACTTAATATGAATTGGAAATGGAATGGTTTGTACAAAGGAATTGATGATAAAAGATTGCCCGAAGCATACTTTGTTCATTTTTTCCTTAAAGATTTATTGCCAGCGCACGGAGAAAATGTACCTGCACTAATGGAATCAATAAAATGAAACATGTAGTAATGAGATACATGAGCACTCGTATTAAACACTTGCCTTACGGTTGTCCAGGGTTTGGCGATATTGTACATAGTTGTTTACTAACTTACAACTACGGTTTAGCACATAACGAACCTGCAACTTTACACATTGCTCCTCATCAATATAATAGAGATAAACCTGATACTTGGCGTGAAGTGATTGATTTATTTCCTAAGGATAGTTTGCATTTAAAAGTGCATGAGTTTTTTGAAGAAGATGACGGAAAGTTTTTAGAATTTGTTCAGCAGTCGTATCCAGATGCATTATTACATTACTACGAAAAGTATCCAGGAAAATTACAAAAAGTTTTACAGCCAAGTTTCTTTGTCGATGAATATATGAAAACATTTCCGTGTTTACCTTTTACAAAGTCGTCTGAGATAAAATTACCTAAAAAGTTTGTAACTGCACAGTTTGATCCTACTAGTAAGAAACGTAAATTAAAACCTGATCAATTGTCATTAATTTTTGAAAAGTGGCAATCATTAGGATATGAAGTAATTACTGTAGGCGGACAATCATCTAATCTATTACTTCGTAAAGCAACGCATGTTGGATACGTAATGAGTAAGGCAAGAGCTCATATAGGTGTAGATAGTGGTTACATGCACTTTGCTCAGATGTATTTCCCACCAGAGAATATACACATATATACTAATAGAAGCGAAAGTCAATGGGAACATCATTTAAAAATGTTTAGAGATAACGGAGCAAAGATTAATGAATACAATTGAATTTAACGGCGTTGAATATCCTGAATTACAAGGAAAAGGATTTGCCGCACAGTATGCGTTTCCGTTTGCAAAACAATTTTGTATAGGCAAAGGATTCGACATTGGTTGTAATAGAGAACAATGGGCTTATCCGGGCGCACAAATGATTGACCTTGTATTTGATGACGAATACGATGCTTATAATTTACCAGATAAAAAGGTTGATTACATATTTTCTTCTCATTGCTTAGAACATTTAAATGATTGGGTAGGTGCTCTCGATCATTGGACAACAAGATTACATAAAGGCGGAATTGTATTTTTGTATCTGCCACATCCTAATCAACAGTATTGGAAACCGTGGAACAATAGAAAGCATGTACATTTATTACATCCAAGCGATATTAAAGATTATTTTTGTGCTAAAAAATTTAATAAAGTATTTGTTACAGAAGGGTACGATTTAAATCATTCTTTTTATGCGGTGGCAGAATTATGAAGAAAGAAATAAAAGATTTTAAAAATATTCATAAAGGTAAACGCTGTTTTATTTTAGGATGCGCACCAAGTTTATCTGACGAACGATTAGAGTTATTAGATGATGAAATAGTATTTGCATGTAATAAGGCCTTTTATGCTAAGGATACTCTTAAGTTAAAAAAGTTTGATTATTATTTTGTTGGCGACGCAATTGTATATAAAGAATTATATAATCATAGATATGATGCACTAGCTAATATGAAAGCTACAAGATTTTATTCTAGTAAAGTAGCAGAAATTAATCCAACATTAAACATAAGAGAAGACTATGTCAATATACCTAAAACATACGCTGATAAACAATCAGTAGAAATAAAAGGATTTCCTAGTAATATTGAAAAAGGATGGGGCACTACTAGGGCAACAGTTATTGATGCCTCTATTATAGCATTTTATATGGGATTTAAAGAAATTTATTGGCTCGGTGTTGATTATGATTATAGTAATTTAGAGCGTACACATTTCTACGGAACTGGGCCAAGAGAACAACTGTTAGTTCTTGAACGATTAGAAGATAAGAAGCAAATCACATTTAGACGTACTGTAGCTACAATAAAACATTTAACAAAACACTTTGGTATACATGACGTTGTTTTTAAAAATCTAAGCAAAGGTTTTAAGCATAAAGATGTTATGCACGTTGATAGATTAGAAAATATTATTAGAAAGAAATAGAATGAAAACTATAGCATTTGTACCTGCAAAAGGAACCAGCGAGAGAATTAAAAATAAAAATTTACAAATTTTAGATGGTGAATACCTCTTCAAAAGAAAATTAAAGCAATTACTAAAGTGTGATGAAATTGACGAAGTTTGGTTAGATAGCGAAAGTAAAGAAATACATGAGTTAGCAAGCGACTTGCCAATTAAGCATCATTATAGAGATTCTAGTTTAGCAAATAATACTACTGATGGACATGCTATGTTTGCTAATGAATCTAAGGTTGCTGAGGCAGACATAATTGTACAAGTTTTATGTACAGCACCTTTTATTGATAAAACTGTTATTGATCCTGCGTTAGCTGAATTAAAGAAAAGTAATAAAACAAGTTTAGTTGCAGTTTCAGAACAAAAATTATATCTATGGGAAAATGGCAAACCTACATATGGTCAAACTATTCCTAACAGTGTTGATTTACCTATTCATACAATAGAAGCAATGAGTTTCTATGCTGTTAAAACAAATGGTAAACCTGTACAAAAAAGATATACTTCTGATGCATTACTATGGTCTGTAACTCCGTTGCAGTTAGTTGATATTAATAATCAAGAAGATTTGGATTTTGCAAAAGATATTTGTGCAGGACAACGTGCAAAGAAAGTTCAACAACTTAAGATGTTAAGTAAATCAATTTCAAGTTGTTTACTAAGTGATATTTGTAAAGAACACGGTATTGATCATTTTTTAAGTAGTGAAATTAAATCAATGAACAACGGAACATTTTTAGGATATGCAAAAACATTAAAACTAAAAGCATTACCAGAAGATGAGAAAGATCCTAAACAAAAACATTGGGAAGGTATATTTGATGCTCTTGGCAGTTATCAATTTGTAGCCCCAGGTGATGTTATTATTGTAAGCACTGACGTAAAAGATAAAGCATACTTTGGTGATCTTAATGCGCACTTTGCATACCGTAGTGGTGCAGTAGGTGTAGTTGTAGATGGACAAACTAGAGATGTAGATCGTGTAACACAAATGGGATTGCCGTTGTTTGCCCATGGGCGCATGCCAGACGATATTAGATACGAAGGCACATTAGAAGAAATGAATATGCCTGTAATTATTAATGGTATTACGGTACGTAATAATGATATTGTCTTTGGAGATCCTGACGGAGTAGTATGCATACCAGAAGAAAAATGGGCGTTTGTATTTGAAGAAGTAAAGTCAGCATTGAAGAAAGAAATGCTTGTAAAATTTGAAGCAACATTTGGTAGCGATCCATTTGATGTATTAAACAATGTAGGATTGTTTTAAATGAAACCATCGCAGTTAATAACCTACGGTTGTTCTCATACTTACGGACAAGGGTTACCCGACTGTGTAAACGAGTCTGATGTTCTTCAAGCAGGCCCAGATCCTAGTGCTTTAGCATGGCCTTCAATTTTACGGCAATTATTACAAATAAAACATTTAGATAATAGATCAATACCCGGTGCATCAAATAAAATGATTGCTCATAGAATTTTTAATTCAACATTTAATGAAGGCGATGTTGTAGTAGTGCTATGGACTCGTTTAGCAAGACAAACCATTTATAAATCCAAAGACAAATATCTACATATGATGCCAGCATTTGTCGAAAAGAAAATGTCAAAAGGATTTTGGAAAACTATTAACGACAAGTACGGAAGTGAAGTAGATCAATACAAACAAAATATAAGCACGTATTTTTCTGAATTTTTTGAAGAATATGATGCACAGTTTGACCAAATTAATAGAATAAATCATGTACATGCATTACTAGAATCTAAAAAGGTAAAAAGTTATCATTTGCTTATAGATACAGAAATGCACATTAATCAATTTAAACACATGCTATTACCTAATTTAAATTATAAAGAATTTAGCTGGCATCCAGGGTTTAAAATTGATAATGCGTTAGATAACGTTCACCCGGGTGTAGTAAGTCACAAACAGTTTGCAGTAAACATAAGGAATTGGTTTTTTAAATGAATATAGCAATTTGTATTAGTGGAGTTAATGATAAGCAATCAAATATATTGCCAATGCTAAGACAACGTATACCCGGTGTCAACTTTTATTTTCATACCTGGACTAATAAAACACATCTTGTACCTAGAGAGTTGCATGAAAGATTATTTACAATGCACTATCCTAAGTGGCATTATCACCCACTTCAAGTAGACCCGCCTTCAAAGCACCCAAAATATTTAAAACATAAAGGCGGCGAAGGATTAGAAATTGGCGAAATGTATTTTGGTGTTGCACCAATTATTGCCCATGCAGATATATGTAAAAAAATACCAAAGCATCACGATTTAATTATTAGGGTTGATTGGAATACTGAAATAGATAGACAGGTACCTATTGAAAATTGGATGCGCAAAGCATACGAACACGGACCAGTTGGATTTATGACAAGACCTAATCGAGGTCCAAAATTTGGCTCAGGTCGAGTTGAAGAAGCAGACAAATTAAATTTAGAAGATGACTGGAATGGATTTTTGCCTTGTGATTTTATTATACATAGAAGAGACCACTTTAATACAAAATTAGTAACAGAGTTAGTAGATCAACATAAACTTTATCCAGCAGAGTTTGGATGGTATCAAGTTATGAGTGAATGGACTAATGACATTCACACTAGTATGCACGGCTTTGTTCAGAGAATTAAATAACATTAGGAGTGTATTATGAAAGTTTATGAATATAAAAGTTATGATGAATACTTAGAAAATCAAATAGAAGCTAATGTAAAGAAACTTAAAAACATTTACGTTGAAAAGAAAACAATTAATAAGATTTGTGAAGATAAAAAACAAGCAGAAAGAATTTTATGTCACGGCACACGCAATGCCGCAGAACAATATTACTTTAAAGAAAACTTTCCTAATGCAGAAATTATCGGAACTGAAGTATCACATACAGCATCTGAATTTCCTATGACTGTACAACATGACTTTAATGAAGTAAATGATCAATGGGTAGGATATTTTGACATTGTATATTCAAATGCATTTGATCATGCATTTGATCCTATTAAAACTATTAAAGTTTGGGCTGATCAAATAAAGTCAACTGGTAAGTTGTACTTAGAACACGGCTACGGTCCTGATGATAATAATGCTAGACCGTGGGATCCAGTTGAAATTTATGATGACGAATTGCGGCAACTGTTTAAAAATACAGGCTTAATATTAGAATCAGTTTTTGAATCAACCGGACTAAAAGGCAAAGTTCCTTGTAGAGTATATGTACTGTCAAAATGAAAGCGTATGTAATTACTATACCAGGGCATAAAGATAGTCAGCTACATGCTGATAGATGTATTCAATCTGTAAAGGATACAAACTCAGAATTAGATATTCAAAAGTTTGACGCAATTACACCTGATACTATGTGGGAAGTAAATTGGAAATGGCCTTACACTAAGAAGACAATTTGTCCTACAACTGGCATGACACTTAAGGCATATAAAACATATGATATGACTAAACGTATTGCTGCCGCAGGTAGCCATTATGCACTATGGCAAAAGAGTGTTGAGCTTAATGAAACAATTATGATTCTTGAACACGATGCTATTTTTACAAGACAATTTAAACCATTTGAATTTGTTGCCGGCGCTATTAGTATTAATAATCCAGACCATGCTACCTTTAATTGGAAACTTTACAATGAGCTAGATAATTCAGGAGAACAGGAAGTTCCGTGGGTAACTGATCAAAATATTCCTCAGGGATTGCCAGGACACAGCGCATATATTATTAAACCAGAAGCCGCACAGCAGATATGTAACTTACAAGACAATATTGGTTGGTGGCCTAACGATGCTATTATGTGTAAACAGTTATGTCCTTGGTTACGAGCATATAAGCCTTACTTTACTAAAGTACAAGGTATCAAATCAACAACTAGCAAATAAGTACGCATATAAATATCTACATGAAAGTAGTATTAGTTACCGGAGGATTTGATCCACTCCACTCAGGACATATTGAATACTTTAAGTCAGCAAAACAACTAGGCGATAAATTAGTTGTAGGTATTAACACCGATGCTTGGCTTACACGCAAGAAAGGTCGTCCGTTTATGCCGGGCGCCGAACGCACGACAATCATACAACACTTATCTATGGTTGACCATTGTTTACTATTTGACGATGATGATAATTCGTCTAAGGAAGCAATTAAAAATGTAAGAATGATGTATCCGGATGCTCATATTATATTTGCAAACGGCGGCGATCGAACATCAAACAATATTCCAGAAATGGATACTGAAGTAGAAAATATTTCTTTTGAGTTTGGCGTAGGTGGGAACAACAAAGCTAATAGTAGCAGTTGGATACTTGACGAATGGAAAACACAAAAGACAGAACGTGATTGGGGATACTGGCGGGTGCTAGACAACAAACCAGAGAAAGGTTATAAAGTAAAAGAACTTGTAATCTATCCAGGCAAAGCACTCAGTGACCAAAAACATTTCAAACGTAGCGAACAATGGACAATACTTGAAGGCGAAGTTAAAATGGTAACTGAATGGAACAAACGCCAAGAGATTACTTACCTAACTCCATTGAGTAGACCGTACGAAATTAATAAAGAAGTCTGGCACAAAGCAAGTAATCCAGGAACAGAAAATGCACACATACTCGAAATACAACGCGGAGTGTGTTACGAAGAAGATATAGAAAGAAGGGATTAATGAAGGTATTTGTAGGTTACGACCCAAGAGAAGATATTGCTTATCAAGTATGTAAACACAGCATACTAAGTAGACAACCTGACGCAGATGTGCGTCCATTAAAACAAAAAGAGCTAAGAGATGCAGGATGGTATACTCGTCCTGTAGATAAACTCGCATCAACAGAATTTACATTTACACGATTCCTTATACCAGAACTTACTAACTTCGAAGGCTGGGCAGTGTTTATGGATTGTGACATGATCCTTACTACAGACATTAAAGAACTGTTTGATCAAGCAGATGACAAGTATGCAGTTATGTGTGTTAAACATGATTACAAAGTAACTGAGACTACTAAAATGGATGGTCAGAAACAAACAATTTATCCACGTAAGAACTGGTCAAGTGTTGTGTTGTTTAACTGTGGGCATCCTAGTAATAAGGTACTTGATCAAGATTTAGTAAACAGTTTAGAAATCAATGGAGCATACCTACACAGATTTAGCTGGCTTAAAGATGAAGAAATTGGAGAACTAGATCATACATGGAACTACTTAGTAGGAGTGTATGATGATATTGAAACACCAAAACTAATACACTACACTGAAGGCGGACCATGGTTTGAAAACTACCGCAATTGTGAATTCCACGAACTGTGGAAAAAAGAACTACAGGAAATGATGAATAAGGAATAGATATGGGAACTTTTGATATGGAGGGAAATTCTCCAATACCACCTAGGATGCTAATGCTTAATGACGAAGACGAAATTATGAAACATTGGCAGAAAGGCACGAAAGCATTAACTGTTGATCGAAAAGAAATTTGTAGTAAAATAGACAAGTCGCCCTGGGATATTAGTATTCCAGTATCATTCCGTAGCATGACTAAACGTAAAGAAATTTGGCGTTGTTGGGAAACTAGAAGAGACTTTTATTATATCGATAATGGTTATATGGGCAATTTAGAAAAGAAAAAATACTTTTATAGAATTGTAAAGAACAACGTACAACATACTAAAATTAAAGATGTGCCTGGAGATAGATTTAACAGATTGGTATCCTTTGCACCATATATGAAATATAATGGTAGGAAAGATCCAAAGGACCACAACGGTCCTATATTACTTGTAACACCATCAGAAAAACCGTGTAAGTTTTATAATATTGATAAAGACAGCTGGGTAGAAGAAACTATATCCAAACTTAAACAATATACAGATAGGCCTATTGTTATACGTGACAAAGGGTTACGGTTTGAAAGAATTAAAGAAAACAGCGTAGCACATCAATGTAAAAGAGATAACGTGCATGCTGTAGTTACATACCAAAGTATGGCCGGACTTGAAGCAATGCATTATGGTATTCCTGCATTTACTATGGCACCGTCCTGTATTGACGAGGTAGCAAATAAAGATTTATCTAATATTGAAAATCCATACTATCCTAAAGCAAGTGAATTTTTAAGGGTCTTACATTATCTTGCATACTGCCAATATTCATTAGAAGAAATGAGTAGCGGAGTTGCATTAGGTATGATCGAGAGGATGAAGTTATATGACTAATAATTTAAGAGTAAATGCCTATATGAAGGCTATACCTCCCGGAAATAAAAATTTAGAAAAACCAAAGTTAATAGAGTATTTTATTCAAGGAGTAAACGCTGTTGGAGATAAAGGACAGATTATTAATACATTTCAATTTGAACCTGCTGACATTGGTGTACTACAAGGATTTGTACATCCTGAAAGTAAACACGTTCCTCATTTAGATTTAAGACGTAGGGTTCTTGCAGGACAGTCCGAGATAAATGGAAGAACTGTTATTGCTGATGCAAATTTATTCCTAGCATACGATCCAAAAAATTCAAATACATTTTTAAGATATAGCTTCGACGGAATTTTTCCAAACACTGGAGAATATTGTGATAGTAAAATACTTGCGCAACGCTGGGCAATACTACGAGATTCGTTAGGTATAAATTTAAAGCCATGGAAAAAACACGGTGATTATATATTAATTACATGTCAACGAGATGGTGGATGGAGTATGGACGGTCTTAAAATTATGAATTGGTTGCATCCTTTATTACAAAATCTTAGAAGATATACTGACAGAGAAATAATGGTTAGGTTTCATCCTGGCGATAAGAAAATTGAAAAACATATTCAGCAACTAAGAGCAATTGGACACAAAGTTAAGATATCGTCACCGACTAGTTCTTTATTAAAAGACCTCCATGATGCATATGCTGTAGTTAGTTACAACAGTAGTCCTGGTGTAATATCTGCAATTGAAGGAGTTCCTGTATTTGTTATTGATCCTCAAAGAAGTCAAGCCGCAGAAGTTGCAAATACAGATTTAACTAAAATAGATACACCTAATTACGACTTTGATAGAGAATCTTGGCTTCGAAGAGTTGCAATGAGTCATTGGACGTTAAATGAATTAAAATCCGGCGAGTGTTGGAAACATATGAGAGAATGGGCAAAAAAATGAAACAAATAACAGTAGTAACAACTTTTCATCCGGCAGGATATGTAAAATACGGAAAACGTTTTTTAGAAAGTTTTGCATCAAAGGTTGATAAACGTATCAAACTACTTGTGTATGCAGAAGATGTAGTGCCCGACAATCCCGATCCAAGTCGTATTGAAATATTAGATGCAAAAGCAGTATTACCTAAATTAAATGCGTTTAAAGACAAATGGCGTAATGTTCCCAAAGCTAACGGAGACGTTAGCAATGAGCCACAGCGTCACACACGCAAGGATTGGAACAAAGAATTCAAGTGGGATGCAGTTAGGTTCGCTAATAAAACATATGCTGTGTATGACGCTTGTGCGCGGTCTAAGGGGTGGTGTGTGTGGATGGATGCAGATAGTTTTATTCACAGCCCTTGGGAATATGAAGACTTTGCACAACTACTACCAGACAATGCTTACATTACATATGTTGGTAGAGGTAAAGGATCGCAGACTTGGCCAGAGTGCGGGTTCTACGGTATGAATCTAAATCATCCTGTGTGTCACAGTTTCTTAGAAGACTTTGAGCGTATGTACGAGGATGCTGAGAACGGTATCTTCACATTAGAAGAATGGCACGACAGTTATGTGTTTGGCGAACTGCTAAAGAAGTATAGCGAATTTCCGTCACACGACTACTCAGCAGAAATGTATCTACGTGAAGCAAAGTCAGGCGGAGGCGGCCATCCGTTGATTAATGGTCCGTTAGGCAAATGGATTGATCATATGAAAGGCGGCCGCAAAGACAAAGGCAAGTCTGATGCTAAAGACATTATGGTAAATAGAACTGAAGCGTATTGGAATGAAATTTAATCTTTGGAGGCAATATGGCGCACTTAATTCTGGCCCTGTTTTTGACGCCTTTCACGCTGGCGCTAATGCTCTTGGGCATACTTGTGTCGATAACAGTGATGATGGGATTGATGTTATTTGGAGCGTACTTTGGAACGGTCGTATGGTTGGAAACCGTGCTATTTGGGAAAGGAACGTTTTACAATCCAAACCGACCATCGTACTTGAAGTCGGCGGGATCAAACGAGGAACAACCTGGAAAGTAGGACTCAATGGTATTAATAGAGATGCTTATTTTGGGCCTATGGGGAATGATAGTAGTCGTGCTTCTCTTCTCGGACTTACATTAAAACCTTGGACCTACGACGGTGAATACATATTAATTTGTGGCCAACACGATAAGAGTTTACAATGGCAAGGTATGCCAAGTATGAGTCAATGGATAATAGATACCATAACTTTTATACAAGCACAAACAAAACGTCCTATAATATTTCGACCACATCCAAGATGTCCATTACCGCATATTGAACACGAATTTAAGAATGTTAAACGAGAAAACCCTAAGCATATTACTGGTAGCTATGACGATTTTGATATGGGCTTCAATAACATATGGGCTACTGTAAGTTGGTCAAGTAACCCTGGCATACATAGTATTATTAACGGAGTACCTGCATTTACAGGCCCTAGCAGTTTAGCAGTAGACGTTGCAGAACAAAACTTACGCAATATTGAAAATCCACTGTACGGTGATAGAATACAATGGCTTAATGACTACGCACACACCGAATGGACTATTGAAGAAATTTCTAAAGGAATACCTATAAAACACTTGACATCTAAGTTGTAATACATTATAATAAGACTATGAATGTAACAAGTCCAACTACATGTGAAGAATGTTTGTCTTTGCTAACCGGAGTAGCAATTCCAAAGTCTTCTAGTAAATTAGATACTAATTATACTCTCAAGACACCTGATGTTGCTATTTTATCTAGTATTGCTCGCCAATTGTCTAAGGGGATTGCAATGACTGATAGACAATACCAATTAGTAAAAACAAAACTTTTAGAATACAGCGATCAATATACATCTAATAATATTGACGTCGAAACTGTGTGTCAAAATTTAATGTATCCGTTGAGAGTAATTGATAGGTCACATTGGATTAAAGTTCTTAGATACAAAGACGAAGATATACTAGGTATTCGCTTTCCTTTTAATAAGAAAGTGATTCAACACGTTGAGTCACTACGTAAATTACAACCTTCAGAAGTTAAGTATGAGGATAATACGCATTTCTTTCCAATGAGTGCAAAAAATATATTTACATTAGTAGAGATTGCTAACAGATTTGAAAGTAAGTTTGTTATCCACGATTCTATCTTAGAAATTTATAAACAGTTACGAATTTACGAAGACAATAAACAAGACTATCTTCCTGGCATATTTGATTTAAAAATTAAAAATATTCCACAAGAAGCAATTAAATATCTCGAAAATGATATTGGTCTTTTATCTACAGATAATTTAGATCTATATTTTGATAGACGCAAGCTATACGGAATTCATTATTTCCCTAATGCTGAATTAGAAAAATCAATTAATAAACATACTATCCTAAGTCAACAAATTATTAAACGAGAACACTCAACTCATATAGTAAACAACGAAGTGTATTCATTTAACGAGCTTACTTCTAGTATAAACGATCTAAAAAGATTCCCAATACTTTTTGTACTAGACGAAAAAAATGCATATGATCAGTTGGTAACAACATTTAATTCTTTATATAACTTTATTGATACATCACAAATTAGCGTTATGTTTAGACTAGACGGATCTAGTAATCCTTTTAACGAATATATTAAAGAAAAGAAAATTAACAATTCGGTTGACAAGAATACAAAAGTAGTGTATATTAGTAACAATAAACTACCTAAACCATTGCTTAGTGCAGACTGGAGAGCTAATTGTGTTATTAGTTATAACGCTGGTCGGACAAGAGCTGTGCGAGAATACTTAGATCAGTTTGACTTACATTTGATTTATGATAATTCTAGTAACATAGGCTATTGGAATAGAACTTTGAGGAAATATATACGTGGCTAGTTGTAAGCTAATTATTGAAGACGAAGTAAACATAAAGTTAGAAGGACTTGACGTAGATGTACGACGAAAGCTCGCCAATGCTCTTAAGTTTGAAGTGCCATATGCAAAGTATATGCCACAGTACAAGCTAGGACGTTGGGATGGCAAAGTTGCTTTCTTTGGTATTGGCGGCACAGGCTACGTTAATCATCTTGATGTAGTTAGCGAGGTACTTGCTAAAAATAATGTACAAATTGTAGACATTGAAGATAGACGACATCCAATTCAATTTAACTTTCAGCCAGTTACAGAAAACTATTGGAAGGACCAAGGCGTTGTATGGCCTAAAGGTCATCCAGCAGAAGGCGAAGATATTATTCTACGTGACTACCAAGTAGAAGCAATTAATAACTTTTTAAATAATCCACAGAGCTTGCAACAAATTGCTACTGGTGCAGGCAAAACTATTACTACAGCAACACTGTCACACATAACTGAGCCTTACGGACGTAGTCTTGTTATTGTTCCAAACAAATCACTTGTTGAACAAACAGAAGAAGACTATATTAACTGTGGGCTCGACGTAGGGGTGTACTTCGGAGACAGAAAGAACTTAGGTAAGACTCACACTATTTGCACTTGGCAGAGTTTGAATATTCTGGACAAGAAGCATAAGGACGGATCAGCTGTACTATCACTAGCTGAGTTCTTAGAAGGTGTAAGCACTATTATTGTCGACGAAGTACACCAAGCCAAAGCAGAAGTTCTAAAGAACTTGCTCACTCGCAACCTACGTAATGCACCTATTCGATGGGGACTAACTGGCACAGTACCTAGAGAGAAGTTTGAGTTTGAAAGTATTCACGCTAGTCTTGGGCCAGTCATTGGACAAATTAGTGCAAAAGAATTACAAGACAAAGGCGTACTATCAGAGTGTCATGTTAATGTTGTACAGTTAATTGATACTGTAGTACATAGTGATTATCAAAGCGAACTAAAATACTTAACAACAAATACAGCAAGAATCGAATATCTAGGCAAACTATTAAACACAGTAAAACAATCAGGCAATACACTTATACTAGTAGACAGAATTAGTGCAGGACAAGCACTAGCTGAACTAATACCAGACAGCACGTTTATCAGCGGCGCTGTCAAAAACAAAGACAGAAAGGAAACGTATGACACGATTCGTGAAGGGACTAATGAGGTCATTATCGCAACCTACGGGGTCGCCGCTGTTGGACTTAATATACCGCGGATCTTTAATCTTGTTCTTCTTGAACCTGGTAAGTCTTTTGTTCGTGTTATTCAGTCTATTGGTAGGGGCGTAAGAAAGGCAAAGGACAAAGACTTCGTTCAAATATGGGATATAACTTCTACGTGTAAGTTTGCGAAGCGACATTTAACACAACGTAAAAAGTTCTATAAGGAGGCTGAATACCCCTTCACCATAGAAAAGGTAGATTGGAATTAAAATGAAAATATTAACACTAGAAAATACTCCGTTAGACTTAAACACTTTGCCAGATCAAATTGAAGAGGATATTCGTTTCAGCATTTTAGATAATTCGGATAATGATAATCCTGACTTCTTTTTTATTCCGCTAATCTTTTTAGAAAGTTTTAGTTCGCCAAGTGTAGTATTACAAATTGGAGGGACAGAAATTCAAATGCCTATTGATTGGAATATTGCAGTTGGATGCAGTGACAGCGGAAATGATTTAGAAGTATTACCATTAACAAGTGTTGGCGATAGAGGATTTGAAGCGTTCTTGTTCAACCCAATGGCCAGCTTTAAAGCAGACTGGGCAGAAGTAAAGGTAATTAATTATTATAATGATGTTAAATGGTTTTTTCCAAAGGTTAAAAACGGACAACTGCTTGCAGTTCCGTTAGAAGATAAGAAAGAACCTCTGTGTGCGTACTTTATTAAAGATGTAACAAGGCAGACAGAAGTAATTAAATATGGAGAATTATTATAATGAAAGCAGGAAAGATTTGGGGACAAACAGAACTTATCCATGCTAACGGTGTACTAGAGTTTCACCGCATCGAATACAAAGCAGGATACAAATGCTCAGAGCATGAGCATCAATTTAAATGGAACGGATTCTTTGTTGAATCGGGCAAGATGATTGTCCGTGTTTGGCAAGATGATCAAGGACTAGTCGATGAGACTATCCTTAAAGCAGGAGACTTTACTCAAGTAAAGCCTGGCAAGATCCACCAGTTTGAAGGTTTAGAAGACGGTGTCGCTTTTGAACTATACTGGGCGGAATTTAATCACGATGACATTGTTCGTCGTACAAGTGGCACAGAAGTTAATAAAGGAAAAAAATAATGTTTACATGGTTTAAAAATTTGTTTAGTAGCAGTTCAGAAACACCTTCTGAAGCAGTCAAAGTAGAAGAAGCACCAGTTGCTAAAAAGCCAGTGACTAAAAAGCCAGCGGCAATTAAAGCAACTAAAAAAACAACTACTAAGACAGCGCCTAAAGCTGACGCTCCTAAAAGACGCGGTCGTCCTAAGAAAGCTGAGTAATGGCTAAACTCCTGCCAGGAGAAGCTATAATATACGAACGTGCAGACGGAGTAGTATATGCACGTTATAGAGATCCTCCGCACAATAATGTACCTCGATGGATCATTGGCGGAGATTCCAGTGCGGTTGCTAAAGCCCAAGGAAAATTGTTAGACTATAGTGAATGGCAAGACTTGTGTAGACTAGCAAAAGAACATTCTACATTAGAAAAATTATTAGATCAATTAGTAACAATGTATTATGTAGTAAAGGACGAAAAATGAGAATTATTGCAGGACCCTGCCAACACGAAACACTAGAACAAAGTATTGAGATTGCAGAAAAGTGTGCAAGAGTTTGCGCCAAGTATGGCATTGAATATTACTTCAAAGCCAGTTACGACAAAGCAAATCGTACTAGTGTAAACGGAGAAAGAGGCCAAGGTTTATTTACTACGTTATACGATTTTCAAACTATGAAAAAAGAAATACCAAGGTTAAAAACATTAACTGATGTACATACTTCTGAACAAGTTTCTACTATACGCAATCAGTTTAGAGATGCTGTAGATGTTCTACAGATTCCTGCGTTCTTGTGTAGACAAACAGATTTGATTACGTCAGCCTGCGACACAGGAATGATTGTGAATATTAAAAAAGGACAGTTCTTAGCACCCTGGGATGTTAAAGGAATACTAAGTAAGTGTACAGACGCAAAAGAAGTTTGGATTACTGAAAGAGGTACAAGTTTTGGATACAATACTTTGGTCGTGGACTTTACTGGTCTACAGTATATGCTTGATAACTATGATGTTCCTATTGTGCTTGATGCTACTCACGCAGTACAGAAACCTGGAGGCCAGGGTGATAGTAGTGGTGGGAACCGTGATTATGTCCCTGGGATCACTAGGGCTGGGTCTGCTCTTGGGATCACATCCTTTTTTATGGAAGTCCATGCTAACCCTGATCTAGCACCTAGCGACGGTCCTAACATGTTAAAACTAGAAGACTTTGAAAGGGTTGTAGATGACATCCACCGCTATTCTTATACCGGCTAGATATAACAGCACACGCTTCAAAGGAAAGCCTATGTGTATGTTAGATGGCGTTCCTATGATAAGACGTGTGTATGACGCTTGTACAGCGTCTAACCTACCAACATTTGTGCTTACTGACCACCAAGACATATACAACTATATGGGCGGCGGTAAGTGTATTATGGACACAACAGATTACCAAAACGGCACAGAAAGATGTGCCGGAGCAGTAAACAGTAGAGTGTTTGACGACTTTGATCAGTTCATTAATGTACAAGGCGACATGCCTGATGTTACTGTAGAACTAATTGAAAATTGTATTGCTAGTTTATCTCAATATGAAGTAAGCACAGTGTACACAACAATGCCAGCTGAAATGCAAAACGATCCTAACAGTGTTAAGATGGTACGTGCAGGTGATCAAGCATTATGGTTTGGCAGAGGCATGACAGGATATGGCGACTGGCACTTGGGTGTTTATGGTTATCGCAAACAAGCATTGCAAGCATATCCACACCTGCTTATAGAAGCAGAAGAAAGAATTGAGCAACTAGAACAGTTGAGATGGCTAAAAAACGGTTGGCAAATCGGCTGTAATAGTGTATACTTTAATGGAGTAGAGATTAATACCCCGGAGGATGTTGAAACATGGCAGATAAAAAATTACCACTAAAAGATATACTTGCCGCAATAGATATGGGGGCCATATCTGTTTGGGATGAACTGTCGGAAGAAGAACGTAAACAAGTAAGTTTTTATCTGCTTAACAGATATGTAAGTGCAGTTAAAGGTAATAGAGAAGCACAAGAACTTGCTGTGTTTAAAACAAATGAATATTACAATAAACATTTCTTTACACTACAAAAACATAAAAAACTTTTATGGCAACTTTTATGCCTATCAGGAAATACAAAATCTATTCAGTATCATGAATGGATTGGAAACAAGAAAAAAGATGCTGATAACAACAAAACAGTTAAGTTTCTAATTACATTATACCCAAATAAAAAACTTGACGAAATTAAAATGATTGCAAAGCTATCTACTAAAAAAGAAATTATTCAGCTGGCAAAAGATATGGGAATAGACGAGGTTAAACTTTGAGTCGCTTTTTTGCCTATGGGTGCAGTTTTACAAAATACTATTATCCTACTTGGGCTGACATTATTATTAATGATGTCGATGAAGGATATAACTGTGGACGTTTAGGCAGTGGCAATCAACTAATTGCAAACCGCATTTGTGAAACCAATGCGTTAAAGAAATTTAATAGAGACGACACAATCATTATCATGTGGAGTAATTTTTTTAGAGATGATGTTTACAAAGATGGTTGGCAAACTAAAGGAAACATCTTTTTCTATAAAGATAATGTAGAAGACTTAGCACATTACGTGTATAGAGATTGCAATCTTATAACTAGCACACTATATAGTTTACGTACTACAGGAGCAACAGTTATTAGTACTAGCATTAATAATCCTTATACTGATAACTTACTATTAGAAGATAAAACTATTGCTAATATTTTAGACAGATATGAAACTTGGGTAAGGCCGCAAACAAAAACCTTACAAGAATATTGTTGGTATCCAAATATACAAAAAGATAAAACAAGACCTCAAATATTAGCGAATCAAACATGGCAAATTGAAGATCATCCGTTGCCATTAGAGCATTGCAATTTTGTTGAAAATGTGCTACAATATAAAGTAAGTGAAAAGTCAAAACGTTTTGTTTCAGACTGGCAAGATAAATTACGTTCGAGAGAGTTAATGAAATATGATAGAATATTTGAAGCCGGCAAAACAATCAAATGGGTCCTTTAAAGTTATGAGTATTGAAAAGCCATACAAGTGCGAATATTGCGGATCTAGTTATACTAAAGAAAAAACTTTAGCAGTGCATATGTGCGAAAAGAAAAGACGTGCATTGCAAAAGAATGAGAAACGAGTACAGTTAGGATTTTATGCTTTTCAAAGATTTTATAAACTATCTGCAGGATCTAAAAGAGATAAAACATATGACGAGTTCTGCGGATCTCCGTATTATAATGCTTTTGTTAAGTTTGGAAGTTTTATTTCTAACGTTCGTCCTTTATACCCTGAAAAATATATTGACTATGTAGTAACTAGTGGTATAAAGTTAGATCACTGGTGCAAAGAAGAAATGTATGAAAAGTATGCTATTGATTTAATTCTAAAAGAAGATATGCAGGTTGCTATAAAAAGATCTATTACAACTATGATGGAATGGGCTGAAGAGAATGAACCTGCACCATGGAATCATTATTTCCAACATGTGAGTTTGAATAGAGCCTTGTGGCATATCAAAGATGGAAAAATATCACCTTGGCTACTTTTAAATTGTAAGAGCGGCAAAGACATGTTAAGTAAATTTAACGATGAGCAACTTGGAATGATATTTGAGATTGTTAATCCAACACACTGGGCAATGAGATTTAAAAGAAAACATGCTGATGTAGAAGTAGTTAAAGAAGTGGCAAAGGAATCTAATTTATGAGTGAGTTAGTTTTTACATTAAGAGACACAAACGGACAATTTTCTGATTATCAGTTGTCATATAAAATTAGAGACAATAGCTTAGGTAAATTATGGAAAAAGTGTTTGAATAAAAACTTTTTTGAAAACAATCATCCTATTGAAAAAACCTATTGTTTGCATGGCTGGCAAAATACATGGGAAACTAATTATCCTAGAAATTTAACATATCTATGCAATCTTTTAAATTCTCATATTTCAAATATTAACAGTTTTATGCCAACTATAGGGTATCCTGTTATTGATTTAAATTTCACACTAGAAGGATTACAAAGTAATTCTCAAGAAGAGTTATTGAATAAAATACATCATCATTTTGAAATTTTAATTGGACAAGCATGGGATCATAGCGAATGGTGGTTGAGAGATGATATTCCTATTAGAGTAAGATTTAGTATAAGAATGCTCAACAATCTATGTCATGAAATAGAAGGAATAATTGGATCAATCGAACGTAATAGTAGCCCTGGTATTTTTGGCAGTCTTAACGGTCTTAATTCTAATGGTAGACATTTTGAGAATAAAACTTTTGAAGAATTAAATTTAGAAAATTATAAAGACTTTTCTGATGTAGTTCCTTTTGGTTCTTTAACACTTTATTATGCTCAGTTAGGAAAACAACATAAAGAAGTCTTTGACGACAATGATACAGATATAGAAAGAAAAAATATTTCAGGAATTAAATACGTTACTGGCGAATGGACTGTAAAGTTTTCTGGACCTAGTCGTACATTAAAAAATAAAAAATATATTAAGTGGTTAAAAAAGAATAATTGGAACATACACGATCCTCGTCTTGCACTAAAAACAGGCGTAGTCGCAGATCTAATTACAGATGAAAGTAATCAAAATACTGTTAATGAAATACTAAAACGCAATGATCTGTATAAAATTGAACTAGATGGCAACCAAAAAATTTATAATTACACTTGGAAAGATGAAGAAAAATGGCAGGAGAATATAATTTGAAAACTCACTTACTAGGTAACGAACATCAATGGATAATTGAAACAAACTATCCTGATCCTGAAGAGTTTGACTTTCATTGGGATAAGAAAGTTTTTCCTAGCGATACTAGAGAAGATGTAAGTGACCAAACTACTACTTACAGAGGAAAGCAATTTAACGTACATCCACAAGCCTATCTAAATGAATGGAAATACAAACCATTTTTACAAGAAAAGATTGACCAAGTTGGATTAAATATAGAGCTAACTGATTTATGTGCATTGTGGATCGTTGATTACAAAAAAGGCGGCTGGCAAAAAGCACATAGACACAGTGACCAGACTATTAAAAAGATTAGTGCAGTTTGCTATCTAACAGATGGTGACGATGATCCTACAGCGTGGCACGGAGGAACATTTGCATTCCTTTATGATGGTCAAGGAAATACACACGATCTTTGCTATAAGCCTAGCAGAGGTGATGTATTAATTTTTAAAAGCACAGTCTTGCACGGAGCATATCCTACAAGAACTGACAAAAGGATATTTGTAGTTGATTACTTTTATAAGGAGAAAAAATGAGTTTAGTATATTATCCAGATGAAAGATTGACATCTAAATGTAAACCCTGGGATTTTGAAAACCCTCCTATGGATCCAGTCAATCTTAAAAAAGAAATGTTTGCATTAATGAAAGAGCACGGCGGCATAGGTCTTTCTGCTAACCAGATGGGTTATGACTTTAGAGTATTTGCATTACTTAATACTAGTACTAATAATATTCAAGAAAGAGATGCACTATGTATCAATCCAGAAGTAGTTGAATATATTGAACCTAGTGTTGATATGTGGGAGTCATGTTTGAGTACTCCTAACATTACGTTATCAGTTAACCGTCCGCATAAAATTAAAGCAAAGTGGATTAATGAATTTGGTAAAGTGCGAGAAGAAACACTTACAGGATATACTGCAAGATGTTTCCTGCACGAATTAGATCATCTAAACGGCATCATGTATATTGATCATGTACCACCAATTAAATGGAAAGAAGCTCAAGCAAAAGCTGAAGCAATAGAACAAAAACAAAATGCCTGATATTGATATAGACTTCGCTGATAGAACCATTGTGCTTGATAATCTCAAGCATCGTGTTGCTAAACTTGATACAGACAAGAAGCATAACACCGGAGTCTATGCAACTGAGATTCCACACAACCCTGTAGACAACTTGGCCACAGTTGACTACAAGACCGCAGAAGAACGTGGCTACTTTAAACTAGACTTCCTTAACGTAAGCATATACAAAGATGTTAGGGATGAAGCACATTTAACAGAACTAATGGAAAGGGAACCACTATGGGAACTATTGGAGCACGAGGACTTCAGCGAAAAGGTCTTTCATCTAAACGGACACAGCAGTCTATTAAAAGTCTTGAAGCCCAACTCGGTATTAGAATTAGCGGCGACACTAGCGATAATTCGACCGGGAAAGAGACATCTAGCTGGGAGCAGTTGGAATTCGATTTTTCAGGAAGTATGGACAAAGCCAACTGACGGTTCATATTACTTTAAGAAAGCACATGCCGTTTCCTATGCAATGGCATGTGTAGTACACATGAATTTAATTTGTGAAACTCTTACTTTGTAGGTTTTCTCAAAAGCTGTACACTTTTACGTTTAACTCTTTTTACATGCAACTTGTTTAGATTTACGGTAGGACCTAATCCTACCTTAACATCTTTACTATTCATAGTCATCATTGCATACTTAAATTGTTGCATATCTTTATTAAGAAAGATATTAATAGGAATCATTCTATTTGATTCCCACCACCATACTTCGCCTAATTCAATAAACTTTGCCTTTTCATTTTCTGTTCGTAGTTGTGTAAACACGTACATACTAGTAATGTAGGCATCTTGATTATTTACAATTCCTATGTATTCAAGGCCGCCATAAGTAACGACACTTAAAAACGGAAATTTTTCTTCTATATCTTTTCTTAACATAATCCAATAAATACACTAGTTAGGGAAATTATTAAATGCAACTAGTGTCAAGATATTTAGTTCAAAATCATTCGGTGGTAGTCTTAGATGGCTTCCACGGAAAACCAGTGGAGTATAGAAAAGTGTATCAGCGTAATCTAAAAGTAACAAAAGGAATTGACAATGTTATTACCTTTGAAGTTAAAAACAGTGATCAAAAACCTGTATCAATATTAAACACATATACACCTTATGTAGAAGTGTTTACGGAAAACAATGTTTTATTAAAAAAATACTTAGGTACAGTTAAAGAAACTGCTACACCTAACTATAAAGGACAGTTTACAATTAATATTGCTGATGGCGACACTGTAAACATTAACTCCCAATATCTTTCTTACACAGTTTATCTTTATAAGGATAGTGATCAAACGAACACTATTACATATGCAGACAGCCAATTTGGAATCTCTGGTACTATTGAATTAACAGGGAGCGCATTTCCAGGACCTATTAATTCAAAAACTATTACAACCTGGATCAACAATACTAGCACTGTAATTGATGCACAGCCTGAAATTAATAGTAATACTGCATTACATACTGTTGCAATATATTCTACTAACTTTGCAGGCACAGTAACTATTCAAGGAACACTTGATACCAACGATACTGTTAGTTGGTTTGATATATCAACAGAAACACTAGCAACTCCAGACGAACCATACTACGCTAACTTTAATGGTGTGTTTAGTAATATACGATTTAAATATGCTAACGATAGCGGAAATACTGGAACAATTGATAAAATTCTTTTAAGAAACTAGTTGACTTAACTTACATTTGATGTTACTATAGTAACTATGAGTATCGTCAGTGAAACAGTCTTAGCATATCTACCAGCGAAACGTAAGACTACTCCTAGTGGGTGGGTTAGTTTCAATGCTCCCTGCTGTCACCATAATGGTAATAGTGCAGATACTCGAGGACGCGGTGGCGTTATCCAAGAGGGTGATAATATAAGTTATCACTGCTTTAACTGCGGCTTCAAAGCAAGTTGGCAACCTGGACGCAATGTTTCACAAAAATTACGTAAACTTTTACAATGGGTTGGAACACCTGACGATATTATTAATAAACTTGCACTACAAGTAATGCAAGAGAATGAAGGCGTTGTGGCCAAGACTCGCATAACAGAGCTACCTACATTCAATACTGTCCCGTTGCCAGAAGATGCGATTAAGATTACAGACATTACAGACTTCAACAAGTACAGCATGGCTGTGTTAGAATACATGGCCCAGCGTAATCTAAACGTAGACGACACAGACTATTACTGGAGCCCATCACTAGGATACCGTGATAGATTGATCATACCCTTCTACTTTGAAGGTAGGGTAGTAGGTTGGACTGCTAGGGCTATCACACCAGAGAAGAAGCCTAAGTACCTTACAGAAGTACAGCCTGGATTTGTATATGGATTAGATGAACAAAGACATAATAAAATGTTTGTTATTGTTTGTGAAGGACCAATTGATGCGTTACACATAGAAGGTTGTGCATTACTTGGTAGCGAAATCAAAGATCAACAGGCCATGCTGATTAATCAGTTAAGTAAAGATGTAATTGTTGTTCCCGATAGAGACAAAGCAGGAAGTAAACTAGTAGAACAAGCAATTGAGCTAGGATGGCAAGTATCTTTGCCTGATTGGGATAGCGATATTAATGACATAGGCGATTGTGTGCAACGTCATGGAAGACTTTATACACTTTATAAAATTGCATCTAATGCAGAGTCGTCTAAATTAAAAATACAGCTAAGGAGCAAAAAATGGTTTGGTTAAAAAAGGTATGGAATATAATTAGTAGTCCTTACAAAAAATGGAAGCGTGATAGATTACTAAAACAAAAAATTGAAGAATTAAAAAAGCGTGATCCATTTATTTACAAATAGGAAGTGACATGATTACATGGGGTATGGTTGGTAACAGCCACGATGCAAGTTTAGCAGTATTTGATAACAATCAATTGTTATGGGCAAGCCTAGCAAAAGATTTTTCAGGAGTTCCTAACGACCCAGACTTTAATTGGACTCAGTTAGAAGTAGCCCGACAAAGTTTTGGTCCGCCCTCTAAAGTAATTTGGTACGAACGTCCGTTCTTAAAAACACTACGTCAGCTTAAAGCTGGGCAGGGTTGGCTACGCAAAGAGAATGATATCAGAGCCTATCTTAAACGTTGGGACATTACATGTAAGATAGAGTATACCCAACATCATTTATCACATGCGGCTTATGCTTATTACACACAACCCTATGATAACTGTGCTGTAATTTGTTTAGATTCAATTGGAGAATTTGAGACCCTAACTATATGGCATGGAAAGAACAACAAACTTAAAAAGATTTATAACCAAGGGTACCCGCATAGCCTTGGACTTTTCTACAGTGCTATGACACAACGTATGGGACTAGTACCACAACGTGACGAATACCTAGTAGCCCAATGGGCAAAGAAAGGTAATTCGAAACGACTAGTACATGCGATGCGTAAAGAGCTTATCAATTTAGATCATGAAAGTCGCAACCCTCAAAAGATTATGATGAGAGAAAATCTACACAGAGGTTGTCAGTGGTGGAGACCCGAATTAAATTCAAAGCAAGACATGTACGATATTGCGGCCGCTACACAGACTATATTTGAATATGCAGTAAGTTGTTTGAGCATATGGGCCAAGGTACAAACAGGATCTAATAGTTTAGCACTAGCTGGCGGCGGTGCCCTTAACAGAGATGCTGTAGATAAGATTCGCAGTCATTGGGATAATGTTTGGGTTCCACCTAACCCAGGAGACCCTGGCAGTTGTGTAGGAGCAGTACTAGCAAAATCTAAGACCAAAATAATACTTGACAATCGGTGGTATAAGAAAGTATAATAAGAATATGACAAGACAAAATACAGATTACGGATACGATATACAAAAGGTTTACCTTGAAATGATGATGACAGATGCAGAATCATTTGTTAGATGTCAAGCAGTATTTGATCCAAATAGTTTTGATAGACGCTTACAAGCAAGTGCAAAGTTCTTAAACGATTATGTAACAGAACACAATGCACTTCCTACATTTGATATGATCAATGCGGCTACTGATTCTAACTTAAAGCATCCGGGCGATTTGATGGAGAATCATTATGATTGGTTGTTGCAAGAGTTTGAAACATTCAGTAGACACAAAGCACTAGAAGCGGCAATCCTTAAAAGTGCTGACTTGCTAGAGAAAGGCGAGTATGGCCCTGTTGAAGATTTGGTTAAGAAAGCTGTGCAGATTGGTTTGCAAAAAGATCTTGGTACTGATTACTTTGCGGATCCTAGGGCACGTTTGGAAGCGATCAAAGACAAGAACGGACAAGTAAGTACAGGCTGGCCTGCGCTAGATAAGAAACTGTTTGGCGGATTCAACAGAGGTGAGCTTAATATCTTTGCAGGCGGTTCTGGTTCAGGTAAGAGTTTGTTCTTGGCTAACTTAGGTGTGAATTGGGCTTTAGCAGGATTGAATGTAATCTATTTGACATTTGAGCTTTCAGAGAACTTGGTTAGTATGCGTGTTGATAGTATGACATCTGGTATTCCAAGTAGAGATGTATTTAAGAATATCGACGATGTTGAAATGAAAGTTAAGATGATTGGCAAGAAGTCAGGAGCATTTCAAGTCAAGTATATGCCCACAGGCAAAAATGCAAACGATATCCGTAGTTATTTGAAAGAGTATGAGATTAAAACAGGACGCAAAGTAGACGTACTACTTGTAGACTATTTGGATTTGATGCATCCTATTGCGGCTAAGATTAGTGCAGAGAACCTGTTTGTGAAAGACAAGTATGTGTCAGAAGAGTTACGTAACCTAGCAATGGAACTTAATACATTGTTTGTAACAGCATCGCAGTTGAATAGATCAAGTGTAGAGGAGATTGAATTTGACCATAGTCATATTAGTGGCGGTATTTCGAAGATTAATACAGCGGACAACTTGATTGGTATCTTTACAAGTAGAGCAATGCGTGAACGCGGACGTTATCAGATTCAGTTGATGAAGACACGTAGTTCAAGCGGTGTAGGACAAAAGATCGATTTAGAGTTTGATGTAGATACATTGCGTATTAATAATTTAGATGAAGACGACGATAATCAAAGTTATAACGGACAATCTAGTTCTATTATGAATAGTTTAAAAAGAACGAATACCACAGTACAACCTAACAGTGATGCTGACCCAAGCGAAGGCAAAGCTGTTGGCAAAGTAAAAGCAGAAGCAGACTCAACTAAACTACGATCATTTTTAGCAAATCTTGGAAACGACGAAGAGTAAGGAAATTAAAATGGCAACCTTAGAAGAAAAAACTGAAACAATCGAAACACTAAAAGGACCACGCTACTATAGAATCCAACTTTGGGGATATGGTGGCGAATCAGAATACATGAATCTTACAAAAGAACAGTATGAATTTTGGAGCGCACATATTGAAGAACACGGCGATAGCGATGCCGTACACTATTGCATAAGTGCAGAAGATGGTGAGTACGACTTTGACGAACTTGACGATGTACCAGAGTTTGCACAGTTTTTAAAAGTAGCCGGCGAAGACTACAGTTCAAGTTGGTATGAGTCGCCTACGGGTTTTACACACCAGTGGGGTATTGACTATAACAATTCTCGTGTTACAATTGAAGAAGTTGATAGTATCGAGTATAATGCAAAGCATATTGCTGATGTAGTTGCCGGCGAAGACTTGTCAGCCTATATTAACAATCTAGAAGAAGCTAACAATTACGAACTAGAGCTAACGGAAATGGGCGTAGATGAAGGTGAAGATACACAAGGCGATTATGTTGCTCAAATGCATTCAGCAGAGAAAGGTACATTCTTTGATGCCATTATCGAAACTGTCGGTGAGTTTGATCCCAAGAAGTTAAAAATTTATACCCTTGAATACCTTAACGGTGATGACACTGTACAAAACATCGAGTATGACGGCAATGAAGTAGATAATCAAGGCGGTGATACTAACGGTAAAGGATACAGTTTTCATGTTTGGAAGAACATTGAATAAAATTAAATTCATATGCGGCGAACCCAGTGTAGCAAAACATTACCCTGTTGTACCTGCTAGTCAAGCTAAGCCGGAATGGTACAAGAAGACCAAAGCATGGGTAGGCGAACCGCATCAAAGTTATCCTACTATTAAGAAGTGTATGCCTGTGGGCGATCTAATCAATGCAGGCTATATTGTACCTAACCCTGTAGAGCAAGAAGTATCTATTGCTCCTAGATTTGATACAGGGGTTACAGGCTTTGCTAGAGAGTACCCTATGGGGTGGACCATACAAGCACCACAAGAAGGACACGAACACGAACAGTGTCCTGTACACATCGAAGGTAAACGCAGAGACTACATTACATTTAGTGTACCGTGGCGTATTGAAACTCCGCCCGGATACAGTTGCTTGATCATGAGTCCGTTTTGGCATTTTGAAGAACGCTACAGATTGTTCCCTGCAATTATCGATACTGACACTATTGATGTACCATGGAACAACTGGCCAGGTGCTATACTAAAAGATCACTTTGTATTAGAGCCAGGAGCACCACTTGCACAGATCATTCCATTCAAACGTGAAGACTGGCAAATGGAAATTGACATAGATACAAAAATAGAAAGAGACACAGGACTCAAGTTCTTCCTGTCAGATGCATATGCAAAATTATTTCACAGGAAGAAAAAATTTAAATGAAAATTACAGTTAGCCAGCAACCAGTATTTGCGAGCATTAAAGAAAATTTAGAGTGTATACTAGACGTACTAGATACAAACAAAGATTCAGATTGGATCTTAACACCAGAAGGCAGTCTTAGTGGTTATTGTGCTAACGTGTGTCACGAAGGAACAGAAGAACAAAAAGGCGAATACTTTGAAGCACTAACAGTGTTAGAAAAGTATTTGCATGAGAACAAGCGTAGTATTGCACTGGGTACAGGGCACTATGAGCAAGATGGCTTTCCTTATAATCAGATCCGTTACTACTATCAAGGACAACTTGTAAGTGCATACAACAAACAATTGCTAACAAGAACACACACAGGATTAGGTGAAAATTATTATTACCTACCTGGACTACACGGTATGATTACACAGTTATCAGAAACTGGCCCTACAGTAGGCAGTTTGATCTGCAATGATGCTTGGGCATTTCCTAGCGCAAGTCCAAAAGGCAATCCGTATCTATGGAATGATTATAGAGATGCTGACTTTGTATTTGTAAGTGCAAACTGCAACACAGAAGAATTTGATCCTGTTATATACAACTATCATGAAAGTCATTTACAGATGTTTGCAAAACTCAATTCACAAATTGTATTTGTTGCTAATGCTAGTACAGACATGGTGGGCGGAGTAATAGAACATCGTGTGCAAGCACCAAGCGGCATTATTGATCCTAATGGTGAATGGATTGCCAAGTGCAATGACACAGGCATGGACACAGTAAGTATGGAGATTCAAACTCGACATGACGACAACTAACCCATCACTTTGGATTTACGGAGATAGTTTTGCAGTAGACTGGAAAGTTGATTGGGGTTGGATGCGACAACTTGCCCCGAGACTCAACGCAGAAAACTGTTACGTACAGAGCTGTGCAGGAACCAACAACGAATGGATACTCAAAACATTTGCTGATGATAAACATTCTCCAGGTGATATTGTTGTACTGTTCTTAACTGAACCTAGCAGGCATTGGTTCTTTAAAGATCGTCCTCACCTAAGCAATCTTGCTAGTATCATAAACACTAAAGATGCGGCAGATGTAAAACGAGAAGATGAAGGCAAGTACGAAGCCATTATGCAGTACTACGCACATCTACATAGAGATGATCTTGTAGACTTTCGCTTACAGATGATGACAGATTTTATTCGTGTGAAATCAATTGAACGTGAAATACGTCTACAGGTTATTCCAGCGTTTATGATGAATATTGACTGGACTGATCTTAATCCATGTAGAGGTAACATGACTTTTAGTATATGCGATAGAGAATTTGCTAACCATACTGATATACCTAATTGGTACAATCAAAGCATTGACACTAGAGCTAATCATATGACTCTTGAGAACCATACTATCTTTGCTGACAAGCTGTACACAAGATTTACACAAGGTGGTATGCTTGATTTAGATTCAGGGTTTGAAACTGGTTTCCTGCACAACCGTGACAAGCTCACACATCCTGGACTGTGTCCTCAACTGGTTAGCATGGCCATGGAGCCAGGCAATACAATACCAAAAGAGTATTGGCCACGGTAAAAAACCACCCGTGCGACAGACACCGCAAATGCATATAAAACCAGCCTAATTGGCTCTTAAATTGCACTTAAGAACATTTGGAGTATGTTTGGCTATCTCAAACTCTAAACGCAATTTAAACACCATTTGTGTGCGTTTAACACTAATAAATACTAGATGAGTAAGATACTAGAATGGGCTAAAACAGCAGAACATTGCCAACGCAATTGGCTAGACCTTCCTGTGCAACCCAGTGACATTGACACTATTGTAGAAGCATGTACCACTATGCCAACCAAGCAGAATGAACTGCACTATGAATTAGTTGTGGTTACAGATCCTTGGTATCGAGCAAAGGTTGCCAAGTATGCTGTAAACACCATTGACAAAAAAGGTCGCACACTACCACGTCACGGTAATCCTCAAATGTTGGCTCCACTACAGCTGATATGGTTTAGTAATCAGCAGTCATTACAAGGTCGCAGAGATGCCAGCAACAGCATAGGCATTTCATCAGCGGCGGCCGCACTGTGCGCACAAGAGCTGGGACTTCGCACAGGCTTCTGTGCATGTGCTAGAGGAGACATCATACGAGATCTATTTGCAGACTGTTTTGATCGAGATCCTTGCTTGATGGTATTTGAGCTTATGATGGGCATTGGCCATGCACCCAGCGATGTACCACACAACAGCTACAGTCAAGGACACATACTCACATACGCTAGACAGCGTCGAGTACATCGTCGTTAGAGATAGGCTGTCCAACTGGGATGTGCAATGTGCATCTCTAATCGTTTGCGATTGGCCACTAGTTCATAATAACTGGGAGCATGAGGAGCACGTAGAGGCTTTACTCGTGTGCTGTTGCCTTTGCGTCCGTTACAAGGACCACATGCGGCCACAATATTAGTCCACTCGGTCTTGCCACCTCGACTGATAGGTGTTACATGGTCTAGTGTTAGTTGGCTTTTGCTATAGGGAGTGTTGCAGTACTGGCAGGTGTAGAGATCGCGGATCATAAGATTGTGTTTTGAAAATCTAGGTTGCCGCCGCCGTCGATACATTTCTTTGAGCATGACCACAGCTGGCACACGAGTTTCCCATGATGCTGAACTCACAATCCAATCATCATACCATTCCAGTACTGTGACTTTTTCAAGCCATAGGTATGTGATTGCTTCTTGCCAAGCAATAGCACTCAAAGGCAAATAGCTGACCGGCTGTGCATCTGCATTTAACAACAGTGTATGAGCCATGTTATAAAGGGTCTCCCCCGACGATAGGAGTCATCTGTTCACCTGTGGTAAGAAAACAACTGGCAGTGTCATCTATGTCAAACAGTATGGTATAACTCATGTCTTGAGGATCTAAAAACAATCGTATCTTGCCTAGGTACACTCTATTGGGATCAGGTGATAGTATCTGTGCATCACCTTCTAGGAAAGGTATTTCACCGTACTGCTCCTCTAGCTTTTCACCTGTGTTGTAGGGAGAGCACAGTATAACCACGCTCAAAGGCATTATTCGTTCCGCTGTTTCTGCATGAGCCATTTGGGTTAGCACTGCTAGAAACGTTATGGCTAACCATTTCATATCCATTCTCCTTGTAGTATGTGTATTTACACACGAACACCCCTCGTGCAGTCAAACACGGCGAAGCCGCCCGCGGTAAGCACTAGAAGCGCGAAGCGTTTTCGCAGAAAATTTAGGCTGCCGAAATAGCACACACCTAGAATAAAATTTACATAAATATTTTTACAACCAGGAGAACACAGTGTACGAATTACAATCACAGTATAAGCAATACTTCGATCCAGATCTAACCTATCAAGACTACATGCATATGATCCGTGCTAAAAGTGGAGACTATGCAAAGCGTAACAAAGATCAAATGGCAAGTCTAGTTCCTTTCTTTGACAAAGGATATCTCGAAAGCAATCGTCAAGGTGACATATGGCTTACAGTACTGGGCACTAGAGTACTACAAGCGGCTGGTTGTGATCCATTAGATCCTAGAGAGTTTGCACAAACTTATCCTCACATGTTAGATCTAATGCGTGATGACTGACAAAGAACAATACTATCAAAAGATGGGCTGGGTTGGCTGTAACACCTGCGGTGAAGTGTTCTATGAATACGAACTGTACCTAGCACACGACTGTGACTTTCAAGGCATAGTTCCTAGCATAGACAATTGGACTGTAAGCAATGACCCCACTAGAACAGAGTGAATACAAACGTGCATGGCGTGCAAAAGGCTACCACACTAGCATACACAGTGATCTACACATAGAAGCTAAAGCATGG